CTAATCTCTGCTACAGCTATCTTAGTCTGGTTATCAGCATCAATCTTGTAACGCTCAAGCTCCATCTTAGCTTCCTCAAGCATAAGCTCTTGTTCACGTTGTTCATTCTGCATTTGCTGCAGCTGCATAGCCTGTTGCTGTTCAGCTTCCTGAGCTTGCTGTTGCATTTGTTCTTGACGTTCCTGCATCTCCTTAAGCTTCTGCTTAATGATGTTGAAGTTATCATTCGTAAGTACCTCAGCGGCCTCTAAGAGGCTGGCTCCATTTTGCATAGCCGGCTGAATAAGCTGCTGCAACTTCTAAATGTTCTCCATGTCTTTAGAAGTGTCGCTTACGAACACATCCATATCCTCGTAGAAAAACTTATCTTGAATATCAATATAAGCACGTTCTCCATTATCGAAGATGTAGCTAAGCTTCTTCTTGCCTGTCTGTGACCACGCACCTTTAGCTGTATCTAACAACATATTCAGTGCATGACGTTTACATTGATTGTGTACCCAGAATAGAGGTTCTGTAATATGAGAAGACTGAACTACACTTCTCTCTACGTTGCCTACTAGTTCACTAGTACTAATAGAACCTTCACGCTGTTCTGTAATACCAGATATAGTTCCTGCAAGCTGTTCGATCTTGTCCATCAGCTGAATATACTCAGCAATAACATTAGACATCGTAAGATCGAGTGCAGTAATCTGATTAAATGTAGCTGGCTTACCGCCCTCACGTCCTGGAACATTCCAACCCTCTTCATATGGGTTGATGAAGTTTACACCTACAGAAGACAGATAATGCATCCATCTCTCAGGAGTAATGTTCATAGACTTAGGAATCTGTGTGATATCCATGTTAACAACCTTACCCTTATCACGAGCAATAGCCATCTCAAGTCTATACCACAGTACGATATACATGTACTGCAAAGGTCTAAGAATACTTACAAGACTTCTAGGCTTGCTGTTTCTATTACTGTAGATAGCTCCTGTGTAAGGAAGCTTCTGGCTGTTAGGATTGTCTATGTTTACATGCTGGTATTCAATAGGCTGTATACCAAAGTATAAGTCTGAACCAGCTCTATAACCTTCCCATACTTCTACGATCCAGTCTGGTGTTACATCAAGCTCCATACCAGTCTTCTTATATGTCTCATCAGCAATCTCTACTTGTGGAGTGCCTGTCTCATCCATATAAGTAACATAGAATATCTTCTTGAATGATTTCCAGCAGCAGTGATATACATTGATCACATTACGACTCTTCTGATCCATAAGAGGATTGTCGTATGTATGGAACTGAATGCCTCCGCCAAAGTTATCAACCGGACCTCTATCACCTAGATCACTTGAAGGACGACCAGTAAGCATTTCTGTAAGCTTATTCAAGTCTTTCTCCTCAAGCTTATCATAGTATCTATCATAGATCTCAGCTATAGGAAGTTTCATACGTCTGCAGCACCATGAAGCATCTTCGATAAACTCCAAGTCTGGTGCCTCTTCGAATGCGAACTCAATAGGGTTCACACATTCCATGTAGGGTTCGCTATTAAGAACTCCTACGTAATACACTTCATAACCAGAGATAAGAGCATCTTTCCAACCCTTAATGAACTCATTGTCTATGGAGAGCTTCTCTCTGAGATATGTAAGTGTATGATATGCGGTATTTTCAATTACGTCTTTATAATCCTTAGACATATACTTAGCAATAGCCTCAGGTGGCATAATCTCACCTGATGCAAGCTGTTGCTGGAATTGAGCGGCTTCCTCATCACCCATCTTTGACGTAAGCTGAGCCATAAGATATTGCATAAGCATCTCTTTCTCAGTATCCATCAACTCTGATGTAGCTTCTTGTGAAGTCCTCACTACCCTGAAGTTCATCGGCCTCTTTGTCTCTTCACCTATAAGGAGGTCTACCTTAGGCCTAATTATATTGAAATCTTGAGGAGTAGCGGGGAATCCATCGTCCACTTTAAATGGATTTGTGATTCGTTTGAAGTCTTTCTCATCGAATATTGAATTATAAAGGTTATAGTAGCTCTATACTTCTCCAAAGCGCGTCTTAGTACCGCCTGACGTCACATTGCCCTCACCAATAATGTAGTTAACACAATCGTGCTACCACTTCTCATCCTTCTTTTTCAAAGGTAGCTTCTGTTGAGGGAAGCTGGAATTGTATAAATTATCTTCTATTCTAACCATTGTGTTAACTTATTAAACAGGTTTCTGCCATATTAGTGTACTACCTATATACATAGCTACAGCTTCAGTAGTACCTAACATTATTTTAGTAGCGTTTGCTATATCTGTACTTGTCATGATGCTGAAGTTATTATATATATGGTATTACTATCTGGAGTAAGCAAGTCATATTGGGCTTGTGTACCGTTCCATATCGTTGGAATAGTGGGTTTATTCTTAATATAATCTGCTTGAGTATTATCAGTCTAGTTCCAATCAGCTTGAAGTTGATTAGCATTATTACCATCCATCACATCAAAGTTAGTATTTCTACTATCTCCGGTACCATAACTGAATGCTACGTTGTGACCATTAGAAATATTCGTAACAGTTACAATTGGCGTTATTCCGTCTTGGCCGTCTGTACCATTTGCACCATCTTGGCCAGCTGGTCCTTGTTGACCCTGGATACCTTGAGCACCGCTAAAATCAGTAATAAAACTAAAACCAGAGGCTACTTCGTCTGTTCTTACATAAAGTTTAGCATTATCTGGGTCTTCTACATTAGAAGTAATCATAACAAACTTTCCAAGAGGAACGTTTGCAGAATCAGCTTCCATAGCAGAAATAGATGCGTATGTATTATATACAGAGAAAGCTTCTCCTTGGATACCCTAAATACCTTGATCGCCTTTTACATATATGTCAGACTTATCATACTATTGTGTAGAAGCATTCCATTTATATACATAATTGTCGCTTCCAACATAATCTGCTTTAGCGTTTGCAGCAGCTGTATTGGCTGCACTAGTAGCATTTACAGAAGCTGTATGATCTCCAGTAGCTTGAGTATGATCTGTACTAGCTGTATTATGATCTGATGTAGCTATACCATGATCTTCATCTGCACGACTGTGATCCAATGTTGCAGTATTGTGATCTGACGTAGCGTTAGTGCTATTTGAATGAGCAATGTCTACTGCTGCGTCAAACCAAGCTTCTCTTCTAGTTTCTGCTTCAGTCCACTGTTCTTGTAACACACTTAGCTCGTCAGCTTTGTCTTGTGCAGGTTTACGCAACCTTATTATTTGTTCTGTGGTAAAATCTGAGTATGTGAAAGGGTTACCTTTAGGTCCTTGTGGTCCTACGTCTCCTTGGTCACCCTTGTCTCCTTTTTCTCCTTTCGGGCCAGTAGCTCCAGCAGGACCCTGAATACCTTGCTCTCCTTGAATTCCCTAAGGACCCTAATCACCTTTGTCTCCTTTCGGACCCTGCGGACCCATAGGTCCTTGTGGTCCTGCAGCATATACTCGTTTTACAATTCTTAATTCATCCATACTTAAAAACTAAATACTGGTATATCGTCTTGTACACCGTCTGCTGCATCCCAGTATTTCTGGCTAAACAACGGTAATTCAAAGAGCTCAACCTGTTTATTTTCTTCTTTTGCTGCAGCTACCTTAACCTAGAATAACTCTTCTCTGTATATCATTGTCATACATAGAGCAATCACACGGTCTACGTTCTTTACGCCATCCGTTTGTATTAATTCTTCTAGTAATGGTTCGCTGTAAATTCTCTCTAAATTAGGGTGACCTGGTTCATATTCTTCCATAAGCCATTCTAGGATTAATCCCTCTCCGTATGCCCTAATCTATTTTGTCATGTGACAGCCTTTTCGGCGCTGTACTTTACTATCTTTAAAGATCTCCGTAATAATCTTATCTGGCTGGTCTGCGAGTAAATAATCACAGTGTTTGTTCGTAAAATAAGGATATATACCCTTACGTTCATTCTCGAACAACAACCTAGCATTATAGAATATCAAAAGCTTTCTTACGTTTTCATAATATTCTTCTGCGGTGTCTGGTCGTCCTGTGTACTCTGCTACGATGACATCATTCCAAGCTTCTCCTGCTCTAACGCGTTTAAATATGAACGTCGATCCTAAGGAGTTAGTGAAGGACTCATCATGATCATACGGGTCGCAACCGCCAATGTATAATCCAAATGGGGGATCTGGGATTGGATACTCCCATATGACTACTGATCCTTTTGGTTTGTCATCTTTCTTCAATGGGTATGTTGTTATATCGCCAGATTTCTTTTCTGTAGCTACTACCTTACCATTATCCCAAGCTAGATCTACTATATGTTTCATGTTGGCTAGCTTAGTGTTGGTTCTGATTTTTGTTAGTTGATCCATTAGTAGCTTCTTAGGGAAGATATTCTTTCCTAATTCCAAGCACGCTTCTGCTGGCTTCATAGGACGTTCAGATATAAATCTATCTATAGCTTCTTGTGAAGCACCTCCTTCGCGTACTTTATTTCTTTCTTCTATTAGACGTTCAGCAGCTTCTTTCTGAAAGCTATTGCCGTCCTTGTCCATATACTTGCCATCGTTACTTTCGAGGTTCCAGTATGATGGAGCAAAGAAACCACATTTCGTATTCTCAGCATTATCGTCCCATATATTATCAAAACTTAGGACGTTAAATGCATCTGGGTGGTAGAACATATTCTTTAGACCATCGAATGCAGCACCTTCAGTACCACCTGTACCAAATGCTATAAGTAGTCCGAATGCTACACCGTCGTCAGTCTCTACAGCAGGACGTTCAATCTGCCAAGCTGTTTCAAGTCCTGGGAACTTACCTCCCTCCTCGAATAGTACTAGTTTACCACGAGTACCACGAAGACGTTCAGGGTCGTTCTTCAGAGTAATGCCTGTGATGGCTGATAAATAACCTTGCTCAGTCTCTTTACCAAACTCGTCTTTCACTTTAAAACCTGCTACACGCTCCATACGTGTTGCCGTAAGACGCTGTTTAGACCATGCTGTATTCTTATCAATGAAGTCCATGATCTACCAAGCTTTAGTAAGGATACCGTCACCCACCAAGAACTTCTGTTCTGAAGCTACTGCGAAGTTCTTAGAACCTGGAATAAGCTCATAGTTTCTTACAAGCATTGAGGCTCCTTTAAACGAGTAACCTCTCTGTCTGCACTTAAGAACTGCCATATGCTTGCCTAGTGTCTCAGCTTCTTCTATTGCGTTGAAGTAATAGTAGTCACCGTCCCAGAACGATGGGAAGTCAAAAATACGTTCACGTCTTGTACGTTCTACTCCGTATCTGTCTACGTATTGTGTTTCTTTAAGTTTCATGATTGGGCTGTAGTTCAAGTAGAAGTAGTGGTATCCTGTGATAGCATCACCGTCTTCTGATACAAACCCATTTAAACATCGCTATGTCTCCCGCTCCCAGTATTGTACATAATCGGTAGTCCCCCTGGGAGCGAGAGTATAACAGCCATGTTCCTTGAAGAATATAGCCGGCTAACGAAATTTGTCTGAATTGATAATCTTTTTATTAAAGTCTACCATTATATATTTTTATTAACTTACTGCTGATACTTGAAGTCTCTCCATTGCAGTACCAGAAGCATTTACTTTAAAGAATGA